GTTACTGGAACACTAGATGTTATTATAGATAAAAAAGTATTTGATATTAAATCTGCAAGCCCTTACGCATATCAAAATAAATTTGGTGAGTTTGGTGGATATCAAAAAGTAAAAGACGATGATCCTTTTGGGTATGTCGTACAAGGTTTTTCTTACGCAGAAGGTGAGAACATGCCTTTTGGTGGATGGATAGTAATGGATAAATCTTCTGGAGAAATTACAGTATGCGAAGCTCCATCAACACAAGCACAAGAAAAGAAAGAAGCACTAGAAGCTGCTACTGTAAATGTTCGTAAATTAAAAAAAACAAAGAGAGTAGAAAAACAATTTAAAGCTACAGATGAAATAGAAAAAGGTGAACCTACTGGTAATAAACTTTTACCTAGGGAATGTGGTTTTTGTGGATTTAGACATCACTGTTGGAAACATGCTAAGTATTTGCCTAAGCATACATCTAGAGCAAAGAATCCACCCTATGTGTGGTATACTAAGGTAGTAAAAAATGCCCATACTTAAAATGCATAATCTTACTATGGCAGACTTTAAGGAAAACAAAAATATTTTTTATGTTTATCCTGATAACTATTCTATGATAGGCGGAGATAGTATTATAAAAGAACTACGACATAGCGATTATACTGTTCCTGTATATACTAATCTGTCAAAAACTCAGCCATTTATATATGAAAGAGGTATGGCTATGTTAGATGAAGCTATGGAGAAGATAAGATATTTACTAGGTAACAAAGCTATTATATTTGTTTTGATGAATAGATTTTATGATGCTATAGATTATGATAATGCAGAAGAATATCAAAGGTCAATAATAGAAGAATTACATCTTTTATTAGATAGGGAAAAACCAAAAGATGTCAGGATATAGATTACCATACAGATCAAAGTTTGAGGTAAAAGTAGCTGCAGACTTAGGCAAACGCAAGGTAGACTTTCAATATGAAAAAGTAAGTTTTGATTATGTTCCTAAAATAAGAAACTATACTCCAGATTTCTACCTACCAGAATCTAAAATATATATAGAAACAAAAGGAAGACTAACAACAAATGATAGAGTTAAACATCTTCTTATAAAAGACCAGTACCCTGATCTTGATATAAGATTTGTTTTTGTTAATGCTGATAATAAGATTTCAAGAACATCTAAAACTACATACGCAAATTGGTGCGATAGACATAAATTTTTATGGGCTGAAAGCTTAGTACCTATGGAGTGGTTAAATGAGTAAAGATGATTTTTATAAGATAGAGTTTGCAAGAAATGAGAAAGTAGATAAATTTTTAAAGGAGCTTGATTTGAAAGAAGGTAATATGTATATAGTATTAAAACCTGAAGATGAGGGTTTTGAGATAGTAGGTGCAGATTTGCTACCTTCTGATTTAGACACATACACAGGAACACAAATGTATATTCTGTTTGCTGGTCTTATGCACATGGCTACATCAGAACAGTTGACTGTTATGGAAAAAGGTAATAAGATGATAATGGATGAATTAGAAAGAAAACGAGAAAGAGAGATAGAGGAGAGGGGAGATAATGTCGTTGCGTTCAAGCCCAATAAAAAAGACATCAATTAAATATAAATATGATGAACAAAATATATTGAATGGTGTGTATGCCTATATACAAGATACATACAAAGAACACTATTCAAAAAACAATTATCAGGCAACAGAATTTATTATAGATGCTGGTCATGGTACTGGTTTCTGTATAGGAAATATTATGAAGTATGCACAAAGATATGGAAAGAAAGGTGCAAAAAAAGATCGGAGAAAGGACTTGTTAAAAATAATTCACTATGCTATAATAGCATTATTTATAGAAGATAAGGAGGTCTAATGGCAGACGAAAAGAAACGAGCTCATAATAAAGATGGTAAATTTAAAGCAGATGATCCTGCTACGCCAGATGTAAATGAGGCATACCAGCCTGTAAAGTTTTATCTTATGCAGGAAACTTTAGCAAACACTATCTTACAAAAACTAGCAGGACTACCATATGCTGAAGTTAGTGATATGTTAACAGCTTTCAGAGCTATGGGGCATGTTATGGTCGATCCCACAACTAATAAAGTGATAGGCAATACAAATGAACCAGCCAAAGAAAAAACCGACTAGAGCACTTTTAGCTCAATTTACTGTTGAGCTTTCACAAGATGGGAAAGTGTACCTTGAAAATAAGTCAGTTAATCCTGAAGTTTTTAGAAAGACGATGGATGAATGGAATCAAGATTATGAAGGTACACTGTCCTTGACCAACCTTCTACGAGAATTTAAGCGAGAGTTTGAAGAATTAGTAGAAAAATCATACAAATTTATGTAAAACCCTGTTTAAAGGGAATAGAAGCTCATACAACAAAATTGTTTATTTTTGATATTACAGTACCTGAAACATATTAAAAGGCTCTGTATGAGCATTTAAACGATTAATTTTTTTCAGAACACTTGTAAAAAGCACAAAAGCATCACTAATGCTGATGCTAAATGTAAAAATATACTTTCCACTGATAATTCTCCTATGTTACTAATTGTAGTATACACAGGAAAACAACCTTTGTCCAATCAATAGTTTAAATGATAAGTATTTATGTTGTAAATTATTGAGCTAGTGGGTTTTGATTATTATTAGACTTCTGTTCAAGCTGTTTAACTTTTTCTTCTAGTACTAATAGCTTTTCATTAAGAGGTGCTAAGTTAACACTTTTTTTAGTTTTAGCTTCTATCTGATCAAGACGAAGATTAAACTGCCCCCATGTGTAAAAGCCACCACCTATTGCAGTGATCACCCCTATAATGGTAATGTACTGTTGAAGTTTAGGTAATAAATTTTTCATATTGTCCTCCTATTTTTTGCCTACATACAAACCAAACCATGCAGCCCCTGCACCTACTATTACAGATACAAATGCTGATTGTGAATTGGTTGGATCAGGTAATGTCATAAACCAGTCGCATGTCTTGTAAAACATAACACCATACAAGGTGATAAGTATTCTTGGAAAAACTCTCCACTTGTCAAAACCTTCAGGGTTGTTGTACCAAGAGACTCTTTCTACCTCTACGACTTTTACTTCTTCCTCTGCCATATTATCCTCCAAATAAATCTTCTGACTGTTCAGATACCATACCTGACAGTGTATTTATATTACTACCTAGCATAATTCCATACCCAACATAGTTGTCATCTATAGTGACATCTGTATATATAGCTCTAGGCTCATACCATTCTGTAGGTTGGGGTATGCTCATATCTTGGTAGGTATCAAAACCTGGCAAGTAATTCATGTAGGCAAGTAGTGTTGCTTGTCCTGCTGTATCATATGTGCCAGACTCTTGTTCTTGTTGTTGTGATTGTTCTTGCTGTGCTCTTATGTTACTAGCTACTATCTGTTCTGCTATCTGATCAGCTTCAGATGCTGTTACCATAGTACTAGTCATACTTTCTATCTGATTATCCATAGTTGTAACTTGGACCTCAGCCATCATTGTAGAAGGTGTATTGCCTATTGCAGGCATAGGTACAAGATTAATAGATTGTAAGACAGTATTAGTTTGTGCTTGAGATGAGGCTATCTGATCTGAAATACTAGGTGAGCTAGATACAGACATAGGAGATGATGATGCACCAGAGGTATTGCTAGATACGGAAACTGTAGTGCTAGTTTGAGAAGTGCCTCCAGTTATGTTAGGGTTTATTCTTTCAAGTAGGGAATTAGTAGATGCTACGATTGATCTAATTCTGTTTCGTTTTTCTTTTTTAGTATCTTTCTCTTCATCATCTATATTATCTAGTAGCTCTAGTTCTTGTTCTATAAAATCATCTTCAGTAAATTCTTCTTCCTCTACTTGGTCAGGTGTTATTTCTTCTACAGCTTCGTCAAGTGCTTGTTCTTCTTCTTCTATAGCTTCTTCTTCATTAAAATGTTCTTCTATTACTTCAGCAAACTCTTCTTCAGTAAGCTCTTCTTCTACAAACATAAGGAAATCTTCTTCTGTATCTATTATGTGTATTTCAAATATATCTATGACTTCAGTGTC